TCACTAACCCCGTCTATCTCTAATTTAACTACGTATGTTTTAGCCATCTTTTTTAGTCTTTATAGTTTATCCTTTATAGGGTTTGAGTTGTGTATAGGTCTGCGTACAAGAGGCTGTAATATAATCTGTGTGTGTAGCTCCAGCTTCTATTAAAAACATCTGGATTCCAGAAGTAGTTATGTGGTAATGAATGTAGTAAGTAGTACTAGTCTGATACTGATTTACTCCAGTAGCTACGTTTACTCTGTAGTCTTTGGCTCCAGTAGCTGCATTATCAGAATTTCTATGTATTAGATTTGTATCTGTAAAAGCCTCTGGAGTCATAACAGTAAAAGCTCCCATTTCAAAACTTAGAACTACATCATTTCTAACTATCCAAGCTGTATCTTCATCAAAAGTTATTTTTGCTCCATCATCACCTTGCAGAAACAGCTCTATTCCCCAAAAAGAGCCTACTTCACCTCTTAAAAATCTAGTATCTCCTTCACAGAGATAAATTAGCTTTCCATGATTGGCTCTTCCAGTCCTTTCCTCTGATACGCTCCTTCCAGACTTTTTACCTCCTCCCAAAGCCCACTCAGCTTTGTGAAGTGCTTCTCCATTAATACCTTGAACTGAGGCAAAAGATATATCTGTAGCTGTAGGGTTTTCTAAGGCCAAACTATCCACCTCTGAGATAGTATTTCCTTGTCCGCTTATCTGTCCATAAACTGATCCACTACTTAAAGTATTATCTACTCCTAGAATCATATTTCCAGAGCCTCTGTATTCACCTTGTGACCTTCCAGCCAGGACCATATTCTGTCCTAATGGATTTACACTTTTAGGAGTTCCGCTTGTAATTAATCTTGTTGGTAAAGTAGAGCTAATAGGATTAGCAAAAGTAAAATCTATGCCATTTGCAGTACTCACTATTCCTCCACCTAGTCCTCCTCCTGGATCAGATAAATACATACATCTATAAGCTGATAAAGGAGTATAGTAGTTCCAATTATACCCAGCAAATAAGCAGCATTGTTCTGTACCAGGTCCAGTAACTCCAGCCTCATTAATCATTGTTATAAGACCATTGTTTGTAGAGCTGTCTGGTATCCATTCACAAGTTACGTTAACATCTGGAAGTTTTAAAAGCTCTACTTGTACGGTATTACTGTCTGTTATGGTCCAGCCATTAATTTTATTGATTCTCCAGTAGGAATCCTTAATCCATATCTTATCGTTAAACTTAAATTTGAAAATGTCAGCAGATGTTATTCTAAAATTGGCCTTCATTAACTTGGCTGTTTCATTATAAATCTCATCTACAAAACCTTCCCAGTACTTTTTGTAAAGTGTTCCTTGTGGAGCTGACTGGATATAGTGCCAAGGAGTTTCCATTCCAAAGTTTAAATCGTCACCACTTAAAGTAATAGGTCCAGACTGGAAATAGTGAGAGGCTTTAGCGTAAAAGATTTGGTTAGTGGTAACTGGAGTACCAGTTAAATTCTGCTCATGGAAATACCATTGTACTCCAGCTGGAACTAATCCATGCCAGACTAAGATTCTAGGCTTTGGTTCTATTGGTGCTCCAGCTTGGTCTATTAGCTTTGGAATAATCATAGATGTATCTGTGATAAGCTGGGCTGGAGTAGCTACGAAATCTACCTCTACTTTTCTCTCACCTTTGGCAAAGTCATTGTTTGTCTGGTCTATTAGTTTTCTGCCATAAACTCTATTACTATTTTCTTTAGTTAGTTTACTTAGTATGTCCTCTCCTTGTTTATAGGTGAATAAAAGGTTCTCAGTCTGTAGCTCTGTAGTTGGTGTAAGCTGTATGTCTTTACTTATGTCTAGCTTGTCTGTCCAGTCTACTATATCACCTCCAGCTATCCAAGTTTCATAAGGCTCTATTAATAGATTAGTTTCGTTCTCTGGGTCTGGAATTATGATAAGATTGAACATCTTAGTGATGCTATTAAAAAGGTCTATAGCCTTTAAGTCTGGCATACATTGAGTAAAGTCTACATTATTTCCACTTAATGCATCATTTTGAGGTCTAACATTAAAATAAGAATTTGCAACTTGTATCCCATTATCATCTAAATCACTTGTTACAAATGAGTAAGTAACATTAGAGCCGCTGTTTTGTATCAACACAACTCTAACAAAATCACCAGCATTTAAAAATGCGCTTACTCCACCAGTGAAAACTTGGTTTAATATAGACGGAAACGGTGGTGGTTGATAGCCTACATTATCTTGACTGTTACCATAAACAGTGGTATCCCCAATTAAAAAATTAGTGTTTGGGCATTTCTCTATTTTGTAATTTAACAAATGAGTTTCGGATACAGTAAAACCTAATAAAGAACTCATAGTATAAAATCCATTAACTGGAGCTTCATAGTAATTAAAGGAGTTACCAGCAGCATCGGTAGCCGTTCCAAAATCACTACCATTATCAAAACCTCCATCAGATAAACCCACTCCAAAAATATTTAAAGGGGTTCTAGTGTTGTTTGCCGCTACTAAGGAAGTAGTAGTTCCAGATGGCTGAGGAGTTACCATTTGAGTTGTAGCCTCATTCATTAAAGCTCCACCTTGTGAAAATATAGCTCCTTTAGCTCCAGGAGTTAGAATAATTAACTTAGCAAAGTCTGTGTTATTACTAAAAAAGTCTGATGTATAGGTGAATCCTTCCTCTGCAAAAATAGCATCAATTATAGCCTTTAATTTTATAGCTGGTTTCCATTGGTTCAAATTACTTCCATCTATCACCTCAGTTATATTCTGACCACTTCCACTTAAACCATCTCCTCCATAGTAATTAGCTCCCCAGTCTATAAGAGGATAAACTACATCTCCTCCAAGTAAGTTATTTGCCCAGCTTAGATAGACATTTGCTGCTGTGAAGTCATGGTCCAGAGTAGCTAAGAAGGTAGTGTAATCTTCTAGCTTTTTATCTCCTACTTCTGCTCCAAAGTTGGCCACATCTCCAAACAAAACTACCTCATACTCTACAAATCTACCCTTCTGAATAATTACATTTTTAAGCTGAATGTAACCTACTAGCTGTGGTAAAGTATCAAAACTCAGAACTGCATCAGCTTTCTTTTTAGGGTTAAAAGTTCCAGAGATATTTACGTTATATTGTGATCCAAAGAAGTCATTATTTTTTGGAGTTCCTGGAATCCTAAAACTCTGAGAGTGATTTGAGTTAGTCTTGCTAAAATCTTGAACATTACTAAACTGATACGTAGTAGGAATAGAAATGTTCTCATACAAATCCAATACTACATCTGTCAGCCCATCTTGAGTCTTTACCGTTAAAATTACATCTCCTTTTTTAGCCATGTCTAGTTATTTGGTAAAAATCTATTGTTTGACTCCATTACATTTAGCTTTAGAGTTTGAGGCTTCTTTCCGTTTGTCTGAATTACTGAGAAGTTACTGTCGTTTACATTTACTGGTATAGATACTGGCACAACTTTATTAGAGCCTCTTAGAGATGGCTGTAAAGTAGTCAAAAGGAAAACGCTTGAGCTAGAGAATAATGAAGATAAGCTCCAATAGTCACTCTCAAATACCCAGTCACTAGATAAGGCCCACTCTCTTGTTTCATAGTTCTGTGAATCCGTTAAGCCTCTCTCTTGTGCATTATAACTAAAGTCTGTAGAAGCTCCAGTATTTGCATAGTTACCTTTGACCTTTCTGTACTTCTTTTTAGATACGTTAATTTGTACATTAGCTCTCATATTGAAGTCGAAATAGTCATAGCCTCCTCTAGTGTTAAGCCACATAATAGTAGCAGTTTGAAACTTGCCTCTGTACACTCCTCCACAGCAGTTATAATCCCAGACAAAATTATAAACTAATGATTTGTTAACTCCTCCAGCATCTGTTACATAAATTTTATAATAGTCTAGTAAGCTGCCTAAATTATTTGGCTGGTCACCTACTGGAATGTGGTTATCTAAGTACTCAATGTTAGCTGGTCCACAAGGTATAATGTTTATTTTGCTCTGTGGAAAGGTAAAGCCACTAGTCTGAGTTACTGGAAAGCTATGGGTTAGTACTGTGCCATCTGTCTTTACCGCTTCATAAACTATATTAGTCCAGGTATTAGCGTTCAAAGCTCCATCGTCATTAGTGACCTCCAAAGTCCTCCAGCTTTTAGAGTTAACTCTCTCTATCATTTGGTTATAAGGTGATAGGCTAGAGTAAGGCGCACAATCAGAAACTAGATTCTCTACTCTATCACTTAAAAGCTCATCACTACTTATCCTATTATTAAACTGACCAACAGTACTATCTGCATAATTGTTATAAGGAGGAATAGAGGCTAACCAAAGAAAGCCATCTGCATTGGCTAGGTTTGGATATATTACTGGAGCTGTAGTAGCTGAAGCTGCATAGCTCTCTCCTATCTCTATCTCATATCTTAACTGCGCATCTCCGTTAGTCTGTTGGTAGATGTTAGTAGGGTTAGCTGCTCCAGGCTGAAATCCATATGGTATATTAGGTGCAAAAGTAAATTTACAGAATATCTCTGGAGTGAGCTGGTCCTGGCAAAGCTCTCTGAAGTTAAACACTCCAGCATTAGCGTTATTCTGAGAAATAAGTACTCTACCTTTTAAAACTCCATTTACTTTCACATCAAACACATATTGAAATTTAGGTTGTGCTGCATTGGTAGTAGTAGCCACTATAATTAAATCCCTTCCTATAGGCTCAAATTGACTTGGTTTCTGTATTACGGTTATGGCCATCTTAGCTTAGTTTTATATCATCTAATTTGCTCATTGTATAATCTACATTGAACTCTATGTCTTTAATCCACTCACCTTGTAGAGTAGCATCTAGTTTGTTGTACTCCTCAATAAAAGCCTCTGCATAAAAGTTAGTAGCTGGAGTACCATACTTGCCAATCTTTTTAGAAATTAAGGAGGCTATCCTCTCTAAGCTCTTTAAGTTAGTACTCATAAATTTCCCCGTTTTAAGGTTTCTCACTTTTAACGGCTTAATCATTATCCATTTTAAGATGTCATAAGTAGGAGGCTGCTTTCCTGGCTTCCTTCCATCTTCTACATATTCCACATACTTAGCTCCAGCTCCTCCAGCTCCAAAACTTACTCCTCCTCTATTTTTATCTAAATCCCAAATTAAAGACTTAGACAAAGTACTCTCAGAAGTGTTAATCTTTGTAGTATAGCTCTTTCCTCTGGAGTTCTTTCTGGTCCTCTTTACAGCTAGAAGTTGTCTAGCTTTCTTAACTACATTATCTGAAAATATCTCTAGCTCCTTGTATGTGTTATCAAACTCTTGCTCCATTATCCGCTTACTAGGTTTGTGTCTATTGGATTGTCTTTAGGCTGAATACAAGCATTAGCTTGATAAGGAACTGTAATAGCATAGGAAGCATTATAGCCACATAAGACATTTTTGTACTCCTCCATAAAAGGCTGGAGCTGTAAAGGAAGACTCACCTCGAACTGCTCATCTCTGGTAAAGATACTTAGGCCATGTCTTATCTCAGCATCTAGGTCTGTTAGGTTTCTTAGCGTATCACTTAAAATCTCTAGCACTCTCTCCTCTTTGTTCTCTTTCTGAAAAAGTAGGTCAGCGCAAATAATCTCTAAGTTATAAGTCATTTGCCCCTTATCAATAGACACAAGTCCAGGAACTACATAAATTAAAGGAAAGAGAGTTGCCTTCTTTAAGTCCATGAGATCCACTTGGCCATAGTTAAAAGTCTTTACAAAGTAGTGGTCTGTGTAATAGGTCTTGAGTTTCTCTATAATGTTAACTAGTGTAATCATCTTGCTGCGTTTTGGTTTCTTACTTTTCTCATTTCCTCTTGGTTTTTATCCTTTAGCCAGGAGAGATAAGTCAGACTCTCATAAATTGGCTTTTTAGTTATTTCCTCTATATCCAAAAATCTGTCATTACTCATTATGGCCAGAGTGTTATACCAGCCATATTTCTCAGCTACGGAGTTATGAGTTTGCTCTTCTCCAGTCCTTTCTTTATACTCCTCTTCTCCTTCTCCGCTAGAGTATAAGTTCTCAAAGTCTCTAACAAGTCTATCCCTAAACGAAAAAAAAAAGACTGCGCTCCTATTACTTTATCCATAGTCAGACTTAAAAAGTCATCAGAATTATCATCTATGTGACTATCTGAATACTGCTCTATAGTGTACTTCTTACCTTTCTTTTTAGTTATAGGCCTAAACAGAATACTCATTATTTTGTGAGCATTTTCCCAGTACCCTCCTTGTTTCATTAGTTCCTCATAATCTACCCACTCACCAGTCGATAGCTTACTAAGGTTTGGAACAAATCCAAACTCCCTCCCTTTAAATTTAAAGGTTTGCTCAAACTTAATGTCTGCTGTGTTATTGTCAAGTATCTTTATTAGGTCACCATAAATATTATTAAGGTCCTGGATGTTTAAAGACCTAACCACATCAGTAGTCAAATTACAGAACAGCTCCACGCAGAACATCTTCTCTTCTAAGCTAGAAATCTCTTTATTCCTAGACTTGTACATCGTATAGGCTCTAAAGGTTTTTAGTTCTATCTCACTCCAGGAAGTAGGTATTTTTATTTCTTTGGTTTTCATGTGTTATTAGTTAGTGTAGTTTTGTCCAAATCTGTTCCCTTTTACATTATTGCGTACTCTCCGCTAAAAGGTTTCTGGAGCTTCATAATTAGTCCATAGCGTATAGCATCAATTGCATCATTAAAAGAATCTATAGGCTCATTAAGTATCTTCTGGTTTTTATCCTCTTTGTACTTGTAGTTCCTAAACTCCTTTATTAAGTCCAAGCTGTCTGATGTGACAAAGAGCTTATAAGTCCTCATTAAGTCAATTCCTATCCTTATGCTGTCTGGTCCTTTCTTAGTAGGTTTAATATTAAATCCCGTTCTGTAAATCTCCTCTATGCTTTTAGGCTCTGCTGAATCTGCAAATATCTCAGCGCCTCTAGTTATTTCTAAAGCCTTTAGCTCTCTGGAGATGTCTTGGTTAGTTAGGCCAGTAGTATAAATTAACTGCTTAAAGTAAAGCTCATCTCCTCTCTTGTATATTCTGACCAAAGCAGTTGGATCATTCGAGTAACCAAAATCTAGTCCTAGACTTAACTCTTTAGCGTTCTCTGGAATCTCATCTACTTGGCCTACATTGTCAAATACCAAACTCCTACTCTTTCCTCTCTCACCTAAACCATAAACAGCCCAGTAGTTGGAGTCTGTTTCTTTTAGTCTTTCTATCTCTTGAATTATAGACTCTGACAGAAACGGATTGTCTAAGTAGGTACTCTTAAAGAAAGTAGCATCATCTCTGGTTATCACCTTATCATAAATCCAATGAAATTCGTCAGATGGGTTATAGTCCAGAATTATCTTATCTGTAGTCCTAAGTGATAACTGCATCCAGCTCTCCAAGTCTATCTCATTACACTCATTAATAAAAAGGATATTCCTCTTTCTACCTCTGACCTTCTGAGGCTGATCCAGACTAATAAACTCTACTGTGTTTCCAAATAGCTCGTAAGTCTGTTCTGACTTGTTATGGTACTTCTCTGAGTAATATCCCTCCTTCTGGATTATCTCCATAAAATCTCTCATAGCAGAGGCCTTTAAAGCTGGTAGTGTTCTCCTACAAATAGTGATGTAAGAGCCGCAGTCTTTATTTTCCCAGCAGTAATCTACTAAGACTTTAAGTATAGAGTAAGTTTTACCAGACCGAGTTCCTCCTTGATTAACTGAGATTCTAGTCTTACAATTACTAACGTCATAGTATGTCTTAGGCTGACTAACCAAAGTAGGAGTCTATAGTTTCTTTAGCTTGGTCAAA